CTATGCAACTAATCTTAATCGTGGTTCATTTTGCGAATGTTCCGTAAATGTACCGTAAATTTCGACCTTGTTTGCGTGTTCCAGTAAATGATCTGCATTTAAATGAGCATACTTTTTAACCATTTCTAAGGTTTCCCAACCGCCTAATTCTTTTAATGTGAAAAGTGGTGTTCCTGCTTGAACGTGCCAACTCGCCCAAGTGTGCCTTAAATCGTGAAAGTGGAAATCAGTTAATAAGCATTTTTTGTAGCCAAATTAAATGCTTTTCGGTTAATATCCTGTAAAGGATTGCCGTTTCTGCCCACAAATACATATTTAGAATGGCGGTTGCGGATAGACTCAAGAAGTTTTATGGCTTCTTGGTTCAATAATAGCGATCGTGCCTTACCTGACTTTGCAACATCATTAGTCACGATTGCTACTTTCCTTTCAAAATCTATCTTATCCCAAGTTATTGTTAAAATCTCTGTGCGTCTTGCTCCCGTCATCAAGGCAAATTTGCAGATAGATTTCATCCAGTCTGAACTTAATTTATCTATGAGCTGTTTTGCTTGTTGTTTCGTGATCCAACGCACTCGAATTGGCGGTTCTTTCTTTTTCTGTACATATGGCACAGAATCCAGCATACCGAGCTTATGAGCGATATTTAATACTCTCAATAAAGATTTTACATACTTGTTTTGCGTACTATGAGATAATGGGTTCTTAGTATTCGCATTCTTTTTGGGGATATTTAAGATAATTTCTTGTGCTGTTAAAGAGCTGAGTTCTCGCCCTGCGAATTTAGAGAGCCAGTATTCTGCGTGTCGCTTTTTCGTGGCTTTATCCTTTAATTCTTCGGCTGAACGGACATAATGCAATAAGGCATCTTCGAAGATATATTTTCTCTTTGTTTCGAGCTTATCTTCTGCCCACATTTCTTGCTTGAGTTTGTCGTGATACTGTTGTGCTTCACGTTTTACAAGCGTGCGAGTGCTTCTCTTAATTCTCTTGCCGTTTGGGGTTGTGATATCAACCCACCACGGGCCGTTTGTTTTTCGTCTGTAGATCGACATTTTCTTTTCTCCTCGACCGACAGAGATACCCCACGGTCATTATTCGCTTGTTTTTTCACTCGGTCAATATCTGATCGTTTAACCCTCCAAACTCTAGATCCTGCCATTTTAAAAAATCCCCAATCTGCTAAATGTTGGCGGACGGTGTTTGGGTGGCAATTTAACTCTTTGGCAACTTGGTTAATTGTTAAATGTTCTATGTGTGTCATACTTTTTACCAAAATAAAAAACCTAGCTTTCGCTAGGCTTGTTCGTTGATCCATAAAATAAAACCGCCCATAAAGAGCGGTTGGTTGTGGTTAAAAGTTTGTTAATCGTTGTTGATTAAGCTGGGGTAGGGCTTGCTCAATGAATGGGTCAAGCCACACGTTAAACTCGTGTGCGATGTTGTAGGCTTTTCCTGCAATATCGTTTTTAACATAGCGAGAAATGCCTAAATCTTCATGCAATTTGCGATGGAATACTTCTACTTCTTTTGCAAAAGCTCTTGCTCTTACTAGGTATTTGGCAATTTGTTCTGCATCTAAACCTGCAATGGTGATGTCTTTTTTACTGCGGTCAATCGGGCGGTATTGATTGCCGAGTGTGTTTAAGAAGTTGATAACGCGTTCAAACATTGTTTGCGGTAGTTGGTCATACTTCGCTACGTTAAAAGTGCTTTTGAGCCGAGAGTAGATTTCTTGCCAGTGTAATCCTGTTCGATAGTGAGCCTGTTGTACCGCTTCCTGTATAGCTCGTTGTTGCTCAGGGGTGATTGTAAGCGGTGCGATTTGTTGTTCATTTTGCGAAATTTCACGATCAAGAATATCCAGCACCCATTTGCGAAAATCTTTGGCGACTTTGGTGCGGGCGAACATTGCGATAAGGTGAGCTCCACGCAAAGAGAAGACGCGAACTTGTTGTTTTCCGCCTGCGGTTTGCAGTTCGATAAGTGCGGTCATTTCTGCGGTAAATTCGTCTGCGTTGCGGTCGTAGATTTTTACGATTGCTTTTGTAGGATCAGCGTATTCTAATGCTGTACCTAAATCGTTTGCTGTTAAGAATGTGTGGTTGTTTTTATTGATAACCGAAAGAGTAGTGTTTTGAAATGTTAATGTAGTCATTTTATTGTTCCTTGTGTTTGTTTTAAAACTCATCACAAGCTACTGCAATAACTGGTGATGAACTGGCTAAGGTTTGCAGTAACCGTTACACAAGGAAGACGGCAGATCTTTCGATCTCCTTAACCAGCCCATCATTGACTACTTTTAAAGGGGTTCCCCAATTTGGGGGGACCTTTGAAAGGTTTGATTTGACTAGATTTCGGCTATAAAAAAAGTCGCTTTGAGCGACTATCATTTTTCACCGCTCTTGGATATTCAGGACTGCGATCCCGACTTTCTGTTGAAAGTGGGGGTATCTTAAACTGAATTGGGTGACGGTGTCAATAAAAAAGCCTGCGTGGTGCAGGCTTTTAAAATCAATTATTATTTTCTTCGGTGTTATTTGACTTTGGTGCTTCAATTTTTTTGCCGATCACAAACACCCCTGCAATAGTCGCCAACACACTAATCATTACTGTTGCAGCTAATCCTGGGTGACCTTGTGAAACAAGATAAAAACAGAAGCCTGCTACAATAACAACACTCAACATACCAAACCATAAACCGAGTGATTTTTGTTTTAGTGAGGTTTTATTTAATTCAAAACGTTCATTTTTTGCCTGTTCGGCATAAGTCATCACTCTGTCGCCAAAGTTAGGAATATGCTTGGCATATTCTGCCATTTCTCTTGCTGGTGGCAGTGGACCGTGGTGTAAAGACATTGCTTGTTGAACAATGATTGTTTGTGCTGCATCGGTATTGATAACTTCAGCAAGTAATTCTGGGTCTTTAGTAACAACTTCGACGATTTCTTGTTTATTTTCGCTGTGCATTAACAACTTCTCCTATCCCTTTTCGTAAATCATCGCCAAGCTGCCTAAAATCATTCTGCATATTTTTTAAGTCATCTTGTGGAGAACCGATATCAATTGAAGCAAATAATGGGGCGATATTGAACATAGAACCAAAACCAATAAAGAAATTGGCAATGCATTGATGTTTTGTCATTTTCATATTGATTTCCTAAATTAAAGTTATTAAGCCACACACAAAAAAAGCCTGCAAATGCAAGCCCTGTCACGTTCTGTATTTTAAAAAAGCACTTTCTGTTGAAAGTGGGGGTATCTTAAATCAAAGGGCGGTGGGTGTCAATACTAGATAAAACAAAGGGGAGCCTTTTAGCTCCCCACTTCACGATTAAGTTAGCTTGTTATCGCTTTGCTTAATCGACCAAACATTTTTCAGCTTGGTTTTACAAGCCCCTTTCGGGTTCACTGTTAATTTAACTTAACTTTAAGGCTTTAGCAACTGCTTTTTTGATATTTGCAAAATCTTCATCATCGATCACAGGTACGACATATTCACGTTTTTTTAGCTTATAACGATCTAATCTTGATAATGATACTGTATAAACCATATCACATTTAGCCCAACATTGAATATTGCTTTTATCAGGTAACGGGTTATTAGGCATTGGGTAGTGATAGGGCTCTAATGGCTCTGGTTTGGTAGTACTTAATGGCACAATGGTAACCAATTCGCTATTTTTCTTGTGCTTTGATATAACGACAACAGGACGAGTTTTCACCATTTCAGGGGCAATAAAACCCGAAAAATCGCACATTACAACGGCTTTTTCTTTAGGTTGATATTTTAATGCCATTTTAAAATCCTTGTAATAAAAAAGCCGTAAAATACGGCTTGAAAGTGCGGTTATCTTAATCCTAATTGGCGGTGGGTGTCAATATCAATAAATTATATAAATAATGCTTGTATTTTGTTTTTATTATTTATATAATGAACTTGTTTTCGGAATGGTTCTGAAAATAAGAAGCCCGACTGAAATCGGGCCTTTAAAAAAGGAGCTAGGATTATGTTTTGGAAAATCGCAATCCTAGTTATCTTGTTAGTGGTAAGCTCAAATGCTTACTAGTTAATGGATAACCCTGCGGGGGATATGTGAGAGTGTCCCCCAACGGCTCCTAATATAACAACTTCAGTTTTAAAAATCAACCAAAGGTAATAAAAATGGCAAACGCTCAAACAGAACATTCTCGTAAACTTCGTGCGGAAACTTCACGCCGATTAAATGATAAAGCCTTAGCAGAAGGTAAGGCACGCCGTATTTTAATGCAATTACCTTCGGAAGTTGCCGATGAATTTGATGCCATTTGTGCTGAAATGGGTGTTTCTCGTCCACAGGCGATCAAGGCTTTATGTGCGTTGTATCGGGGGAAGTAGGGGAGGTTTTTTCTCCTGTTAAAAATTAAACCCCTGCCCGTGTGTTACGACTTTTTCGATTTCTTCGTAGCGGCGGACGTTAAATTTCTCAAACTCTAATACTTTGACTAGGCTTTCTGCTTTAGCCTTGAGTTGTTCGAGTTCTTGCTGTTGTTTGAAATTCTGTGCGACAAGTTCTGAAATGTGTTCGTTTGCTCGAATAACGGCAAGGGCTTGCCGTGAGCAGAGTGTTACATAATAGTTTAACTGCTTACGCAGTTTGAAAGGATTGAGGGTTTTCATAGTGGTTCCTTTGGTCAATCGAGTTAGTTAAGAATTCTACTTTGAGCAACTTCAATCAGTAGTTTGTATTCGTGATGGGTCTTGTCGTCGTGGACTTCTTTTGATTTTGATAAAAACTCGTCCACCGTGCCTGTAAAGCAACCACGAGTAACAATTAACCCAAATTTTCCATTAGAGACCGTAAGCGTTCCATTTTCTGAACCAACATTACTTGCCCAAAAAATCATTTTGCGTTCAGAGATAACTGCAAGAGATCTCACCCAAGCATTACCGAACACCCGAGCGTTACCGTACACGCAAGCATTACCGTACACCCAAGCGTCACCGTACACGCAAGCGTCACCGTACACCCGAGCATTACCGTACACCCGAGCGTTACCGTACATCCAAGCATTACCGAACACCCGAGCGTTACCGCACATCCAAGCATTACCGAACACCCGAGCATTATCGTACACGCAAGCATTACCGTACACCCGAGCGTCACCGTACACCCAAGCGTCATCGTACACGCAAGCATTACCGTACACCCGAGCGTCATCGTACACCAGAGCATTATCGTACACCCAAGCATTACCGCTATGATCTAAATTCTTTTCGGTTTCGATATAGCCGCCTAATTGGCCTGCTCCAACTAAACCAAATGTAATAAGTGCTTTAATTCGATAGAGCGTTCTGCCGAAATGTTCTACTGTGTCATCTTTGAGTAGTTCGTATTTCTTTTGAGTAGTTTGTTCTGTCATTTTTAATCTCCTTGCAATAAAAAACCGCTTGTATTGCTACAAGCGGTTGGTTTTCGTGAAAATGTTGCAATAAAAAAGCCACCGTAAAAACGATGGCTTTTCTAAAAACTTCTTGACTTTGTTAGTACACTAATCTATAATGCACTTGTTTTCAGCAATGGTGCTGAAAACGAGCCGGTGCAGACCTTTAATCACACCGACTTTTGGAGGGATAACATATGCTTTACCGCATTATCCTAGTTATCATTCTCTTAGTAATTAGCTCCCCAGCATACTAAGTTGAATGAACTAAGCAGGGGGAGAAATCTCCCTGCTCTTCAAAACTGATATTAAGGATTTATTATGGCATTGTCAAGAAGTGAGATTGTGGCTCGCAGTGATGCAAAAAAGGGGATGCAAGCCAAAACCTATAAACTTCCGCAAGCGTTGGTGGCTGAAATTGAGTTGTTGGCCAAACAGTGCGGTATCTCTCAAGGATTGTTAATTGCTCAAGCCGTTGAGCTGTTTAAGCAATCGCAGAAAGGGGCGTAATGCCCTTTATTAAAACGCCCTCAAAACTAAGGGCGTTGCCATTAATTCACTTTCAACGCCTTCAGCGTTTCAATAAATTGCGGAATGTACTTATCAAAGGCTTTCATCAACACAGGATCGGGGTTTTCGGTGTGGATAAAAAGCGTTTGTTTTTGATATTCGGGGCAGTAGCTGACAAAATCCCAACTGTCATAACCCGTAACCCATAAGGCGACTTGTACCTGTATGATGTACTCACTGGGTACCACGCCCTCAATGATATATTTGATGTGGGTTTTCATTTTGGGGCATTTAATTTCTAAGCCTTTTCGTAAGGTTGGGATAAGTCCATCGGGGCTTACCATCATATCTTTGTCGGCATTGCGATATACACCACCAACCTGAACGACATCATTGCCTGTGGCGAATTCATACGCCATTCTTGCTTGTTCTTCAAGCTGATTACCTCGCAACATATCGCTGGATTTAAAGCCTTCCGTTAAGCCCTCAATGCTTTCTGCGACAAGTTCGGCAAGGTAGCTTGTCCACGCACTTGATTTTTTACCGCTTGGGGTGACGATATTTGACACCCCTGTTGCAGTGGGAATACCTAATCGTGCGGTAAGCCATTCTTCTGAGCCTTGCTCACAGTTGAGTGTGATCAGGTTTTCTATCATAACGGTATATTTTCCCCTAGGTTTTCGCTTTGTGCCTGTAATTTATCAACACGCTCATTCAAGATTTTGATTAAATGTTCAGCTTTGTCTTTCGATAGTTGATCAAGGCTGTTTACACCATAGTACGCAATAGCTTTGTCGACATCGGTTTGTGTAATTTGGATAAGTTGATCGAGTTGTTGGCGTTGTTCATCAGCGATCCTAACAACGCCATCTACATCGATTACGGTTTGTTGTGGTGAAGCTGGATTAATAGGCTCTTCAGTTATCTCATCAGCAGTGATTACACCGCCCAATTCATCAGGAAATGCTTTACGCAATGCACCCGCTTCAGCACATTTAGCAAGCTGCCCTCGAGGGCGTTTCGTCCACATTGAATTAACTTTATATTTTCCTGTTTGTTGTTTGTCTTTCCATATTTCTGTTATTGCACAGGCTTCGGTAAAATACTCAGTATGAGAAAATGCACAACGTTCACCATTAACAAAACGATAAACAGTTACTTTGCACCATTCAGGAGCATTCACACCAAGATATTCTATAGTATCGCCAAATACAGGATCATCTTGTCCTGCCATTTGCCCGGTACGAAATGCTGTAATTCGTTGTTCATAAATACCCGGCATAATTACATCACGCCATTCTTTTTCTGCTGTTTTTGCATTCGTTACGTTCATTGGTACAATATGACAAGGTTTCTTGAGAATATCCATTTTACGAGCCTTGCAATAATCAATCGCAAGTAAAATACTTTCGTCTTTCGCACCAGGGAAAATGCTGTTTTGTAATGTACTCCATACTGCGTGGTCTATGCCACGTTCAGAAAGTGCGGTTTGAATGTTGGATGGTAAGTTTGTTGTCATAATTTATCCTTATTTTGCTTTATTAAGTGAAACACAATCCCCAAACTTTGCTTTAAGCTCAAGAGCAATATTAACAGCTTGGGATTGAATGGTTTGATTTAATCGAATGGTTATCACAAAATCCCCTAAAGGCTCTGTGGTTTCCGTTTTTGCAAAATCCTGTGGATTTTCGACCGCTTGTTGCTGTGCCATTTCATCTGCAATAGCTTTTGCCTCCGCTTGAACTTTTTCCGCCTCAGCTTTTGCTTTAGCCTCTTGTTCTGCCTTGGCTTTAATTTCCGCCTCTCTCTGTTCTTCTTTGGCAATGCGTTGCTGAATGATTGGCTCTAACTCTTCTTCCCCAGCAATCAACACTAACCAGTCTTTAAACAGGTATTCGTAATGAATAGGAATTAGCTTTCTGCGTGCGGAAATTCGAGCTGCCTCCGTTCCGATTTCTGCGGTAATTGCGGTTTCTTCGGCGTTCACCGCACTTGTTAAAGTTGCCAGTGTACTTCTACGTTTAGTCGCATCTTCAAGGCGTTTTTTGATATTGTCCTTTGGAATATTACGCTCAAGAGCAAGCGATACATCGCTTTCGTGACTGCCTTTGATTGTTAAAATTGACCCTATCCCAAATTCTGTGTAAACACCCAT